ATGGATAACATTCAATTACGATACGTATTTGACAGGAGAAATGTATCTAATAATGATACAAAAAGAGGCTTGCTCCAAGTGGAAGTAAGGCTGACTGGCAAAAATGAACGGATACTTATTTCTACAGGAGTATATCTTTACAAAAACCAATTTTCAGAAAAAAACGGATTCACATGTAAGAATCACGAAAATGCAATACTTGTAACAGCGAACGTCAGAAATATATTTCAGAAAATAGAATCTTTCGTCTTATCTGATAAATGCAAAACACTAAAGGATGCCAAAAATTGGAATGTTGAAAAGGCAAGTACCTATTCTCTTATAGAATTTATCAGATCGGAGCTGTTAAAAAAGGACATTACCTTAGATACAGCAAAACACCACAAGGTTTTAATGAGGCAACTAGAGGCTTTCGGTAAAATAAAGACATTCCAGGATTTAACATTTGAAAATATACACGATTTTGATGCTTTCCTCAGGAAGACCATAAAGGCGTCCTCTACATTGAATAAAAGGCATTCCAACCTTAAGCATTACGTTCAGCTTGCTTTAAACAAAGGGTTAATCACAACTAATCCGTACAACAATTTCAAGATGCCGTCTAAAAAAAGCAAGGATCCTACTTTTTTAACAGAGGAAGAAATGCAAAAAATAAAGAACTGGGAGCCTGTAAATGAAAAACTAAGCTATGTGAAGGATCTTTTTTTATTCCAGATGCTCACCGGCCTCGCATTCGTAGACCTGTCGAATTTTGACAAATCAATGATATCAGAAATGGACGGGTATAAGATAATCAGGTCTAACCGGCATAAGACGGATGAATCCTTTATCTCCCTATTCCTTCCGGAGGCAGAACAGATCGCAGAGAAATATGACTACGTACTTCCGAAATTAAGCAATCAAAAGTATAACGACTACTTAAAACTACTCGGAGTTGGCGCAGGGATAGCTAAAACCATCACATCGCACGTTGCAAGGCATACCTATGCCACCTATTTGCTGAATAAGGGAATACCAATAGAAACCGTCAGCCGGGCTATGGGGCATAGTAGCATAAAAATGACAGCCCATTATGCGAGATTGTTAGGAAAAACCGTAATAAAAGACATGTCTATTTTGCTTGAGAAAAAGACATGATACCAGAAAGTTATTGATGATATGAGGAAGCTATTATAAAAAGCCCCCAGTCCAAAGACCAGGGGCAAGCTGTAAAAAGTTCAAATGTCAATTAAAAACTTATAGTTCTACAGCCAATAATTCTTTCCCTAAATCATGCAAGGCCTGCTCAATCTTTTTCGCCTGTGATTCTCTTGGCTTGCTTATACCGGAGGCGTAGCGTTGTATTTGCCTTTGATTAATTCCCGTAAGTCTCTCTATGGCTGCATTTGTAAATATACCACTATAATGCCTTAACAAACTTTCCGGGTCGAAATGATATACTAATTCGTGTTCTGAATTAAAAACTTCCGGTATTTCGTCACCATCTTCACGCATTCCTTCCAGATGAAAACATACAGCTTCCGCCATTTGATCTTTAAGCTCCTCAAATGTTTTTCCTGTAGCAACTGCAATTCCATCACCAACATTGACATGTGCAGAATAATTTTTCTCTGTCATTCCTACTGTAACTACTACCTTTTCCATATTCGTTTTGTTTTGGCAGGGCTTATTTAAGCCCCGCCTGTTTTAAAATACTTTTTGCCGTATTTGGGTCTAAATCATCACTTAGTTTCCCGGGAACGGTTACTTTCCCTTTTTTTGTCGGGTGTTTGAATTGTCGATGATCACCCCTTGTTTTTGAGAGAAACCATCCATCCGATTCAATAAGATTGATTATCTCTCTAACTTTCCAGATTTTCATGATGTAAAGAACTATTTGTTTTTAATTGACACAGTAAAGATAGTTGTAATATTACAACTATGCAAGTGTTTGAACAATTATTTTTACTGGAAATGAAATATTTAACATTTATGACAAAATAAATTCGCCCGAATCTCACGATCCAGGCGAATATAACCAATCCCTTAACATAAAGTTACGTTTTTATGGTGCAAAGGTAGTGGTTAGCTGTGACTTATAAAGCAACTGTGGATTTATTTTGATTCTATTTTCGTCAAATAACCGTCAAATAAAACAAAACCGCCCCACTTTCCCAAGCAAGGCGGCTAAGACTAACCATAAAAATCATGGACAAAAAGTTATTGTTTCAAAAACCTAAATCCAAGATAACCTAATCCTATAATCAATAAAACAAGTGAAATTTCTCCTATTCTTATCCTCGCAGACTGCCACCAGGATAGTTCTTTTTCTACCTTTTTAATAACTTCTACCGGATAAGGAGCCGGAATACTGTCTATTCTGTGTCGTTCGATGTATTGTATTTCAACCGGGATTAAGACCGGAAGCATAGATAAGCTATGATTAAGCCGCCCTTCCTTTATTTCAGCCCAACTGTAGGCGTATTTGTTAGCAAGGTAAGACATAGAGTCAGGAACAGAAACAGAGTCTCTAATAAGTTCCAGTTTCGTTTCTACGATGGTATCCTTTACAGTAACGGTTTCGGTTGTTACCCTCTCTACCGGTACATACACGGTCTTTGTCTTGCATCCTATTGCTAGAGCGACAAAAATAGCAGCTAGTATTATAATTTGTTTCATCTGATAGTTTTTTTATTAACGTGCTATAAAAGATTCCACCCGGCATAAATATCAGCCATATCAGGCTCTCTTCCATTCTCCACAAATGCCATAGCATAGACAATATTACACATGACATCCCGACTGAATGATATCTTCTGATAAGCGTCCAGACCCGTTTTTGCACTTACTGTTTTTATGTAGACATCCGTATGGTTCTCGTTTGCCGGAGCCCAGCGGCTTATGATCTTGTCAATCGTATCGAGCTTGTAGTTGTTTATATAGTTCTTTAGGATCCGGAACATAGCCCGGTATCCGTAAGCCATGTTCTCGAATTGCTTGAATGACGTATCTTGAGACGGGACTATTTCGCCAATAAACTTATCGCTGTTTATCCGTATGTTTCCCGGATTGCAATTCCTGAATCCCCTTGGTATTCCTTTTGTAGACATTATTCTCTATTTTTTTGTTATATCTTCCCGTAATAACTGAACCATCCCAGGTGTTCGTACTCTTTCCCGCCGCTTTCGAGGTCGTATGCCTGCATCTCCATAGCGTTAGTGTAATATGCCCCGTTCCATTCTTTCTTTCCTGTAAGCGCACGTATAATAGTGGATACGATGTATTCAAGTAGATACATAACATAGAATAGCGAGGACGGTAGCAATAGCCAGCCTATTCCGTACATGATTGTAAGATAAACAGCCGGGATAAGGCTTACGAAAAAGCAATCTAAATATTGAAACTGGTGTATTTTTTCATGCCGTTTCATCCTTCCGGACACTTCGCCTTCTTTCTTTTTGAAAAAGACAGCTCCGAGCAGCATTATAGCTGTTTTGCTTTTAGGTAGAAGAATCTTTGCGATCCTGCTGTTATAAAACATTGTTTTCATTTTTATTTTTTTTGGTGATTCCTAAATATTCTGCTACTTCCGGAAGCTTCTTAATCATCTGTAGTCCGAGGAAGTAATCAAGAAAAGCTATGATATTGTTTCCCGGTGCAAGCTCGTGTAGGTTGCGAAGGATATTGCTTGTGTAGAAGTAGATAAATACGTATGTCAGTACCTTCACGATATACAGCGCTTCATCAAGGTCGTCCATTCTTTCCCCTATAAAGAATGCGCTCGCTATTATAAGGAGATAGAGCGCAAGGAATGCGACAGATAATAGCAGCTTCCTTAACCTCAGGCGGTCGTTGTTTCGGATTATGTCGGTCAGTATCCCGAAGAAGATATCAAGCACGAACATATATCCTAAAACTATGATCGGGTTATATACAGGTTGTAGATAGTTGATTATGCTTCCTATCATTCCGGCTACTGTTATCTTTATTAAGTCCCACATATTGATTTATCTTTTCAAAAAACTTCAAATCGTTCCCAAATTTAGCTAATTCCCAATTCTGCATTAAATACGCCATCATCAATAGCCTGTTGATATATGAGAGTTGTTGCATGTCCATCCGTGTCGGTAACCCCGACTTGTTTTACGATAGTATAAACCCCTGCATTCAACAGGGCGTTTGCAATCTCTTCGTATTGAGCGACACCGCCAAATTCCGCCCGAAACGTATTGTCAGACCCGTAATACATATAAGTATTAGGAAATCCGACTTTCACTTTATCATCTCCTATTGTGAGCATTCCCATCTTATACCAATCATTCCCTTTAATGTATTCAAGTAAATTAGCATCATCCGAGCCGTCAGCAGCCATCCCGTAAGAATTGCGAATTATTGCTCTTCGTGCAGGTGAATTATTCCAAATTATTTCAATACCGGGGACTGGACCAACGCCAAGACCAAATACTATTGGGAATGGCTTCCTATATAATAGTTGCCCCATTGTAAGCCCTCCCATACTTGCACCCGACAATATCACAGATTGATGTAAGTTATAAGTAGATTGTAGGTAATTATAGAGTTTTATCACCCTTGTAACAGTTTCACCATTGCCCCAACCGGTATTTCCGGCAAAAGGTTCTTGATAAGAATCCTGAATCTGAATCGAAGCCAAAGTAATACGATGTTCTCGAAACCATTGTAAGGCACTTGCTGTCGGCATAGCACCGTTATTTGTAACATTAGAACTATTTCCAAGAATGAGAATAAACAACCAGTCAGGTGTATTGTCAGTTTGAAATCCATTTGATGTAATCAGTCTACAATTTATCCCTTCCAATTGAAACACTGTATCGGAATACCCGGACGGTTTAGCATCAGCAGGAGATTTAAATACTTTATCAGACAGTAGGGTGTCAAATCCGTAAAATGTATTATAATTTGAATTAGTTGTAAGTTTATCTGGAACGGCATTCCAATCTACAGTTATGTAGCCTGTAACACCACTTCCGTCCCGTTCTGTAAATGATAGGGTTTCCAACGCTCTACCTCTAACTGTTTCCGGCTTTTGCCAGTTTGATTTAAGAATATAACATACTTGATTAGCACTCGCGGAACTGACAAGGGCATTAATATCAGTTACCTTACAGACTGTAATTACGGTATTGCCTCCAACATTTATATTTACGCTTCCAATCGCAAGCCTATCAGCTACTGGTTTGCCGTCAGATGTGATCAATACTAAATCAATAATGAAGTCTTTTATCCATAAATTCTTGCCAAATGTGGTAAGTGAGTGAAATACGCTTTCGTTAGAAGGTATAGATTTCAATGCTAATTCTTGAGAAGCAAGACTATTTATTATTGCTGATTCAATTTGTAGTGGATTAACAGAGTCGTAAGAACTAAAGCAAATATATTTAGTACCTATTGGTGCAACAATTAGTTCTCGACTAATTATATCATTTACACCATTCTTACCTGCATGTTGATTTCCAAGAATAGTCTCATTCGCATCAAGGAATATAGCGGCGTAGTGATTTGCACCTCGCATACAGCCGCTATATAGTAAACTTTCATCATTATAAGCTATCTTTATTGATGTAAATCCAGTAGCATCTATTTGGGTAGTGCCTTCAAATACTTTACCAACATCAGGCGTTAAATCAACCACGGTCGATGGTGTTTTAATTCTTTCAACTGCGTTAAACACAACATCAGCCTGGATAGGTAAATTAGTGCGTTTTAATTCCGATTCCTTTTTTATATTGTCGTTTTTAACATAAAAAGAAACTACCTTATCAGATGGTGTAGTTTGGGTGTCTGCTACTTCTTCAATGCATAAATCATCAGGCATTGGAAGAATATAATTGGAAGAGATATAGACTGTATTAGATGTCGTTTTGAAGGATACCCAGCTTCCATAATTTGAGCCGCCGGAATTTATTGCAGTAATAAATGAAATGAAGTTTTTGTTTGAATCGTATAAACCTACTCTGTAAGCCTGTCCTATTCGTGAGATAATATATTTTTGATTTGCTTTAACAGGAAACATATAAACACAGCCTTGTGATGCGTTATCCGCTAATATGCCAGATGGATTAATATATTTGCCATCAATGCAATATTTTCTTCGTAAAATATTATTCCCATTCTCAAAGGTGGTTTCAATATCATTCAAATCGCGACCTAATTGAACTATTTCATCCTTAGATACTACATCTGTAGGAATTATAGATCCAATATCATTCCATGATGTTCCATCAAATGTCCAGTAGCTCCCAGTATCAATAGCCTTCCAGGTGTCTCCCCTTGATGGATTTTCAATTATCTTGATGTAATACAAGCTGCCCTTCTCTCCTTTAAGAATTATTCCTAATAGTATGTTTTGCAAATAGTATACAATATCTCTAAACAGACTTCCTACGCGTGTCGACGTATTCATTTCTCTCGACATCTCGTTCATTATAGTTACAGCTCGAGATAATAGTTCATTAAAATTAGCCATTCTATTTTTATTTAATTAAATGTATTATCATAAGTTGTATCAAAAACACGATATGATTTACTTGAATATATTCTGTCTTCATCTGGCTGTTCAACATCAAACTTGAATACATATAATGGATAATAGTCTGCAATGTGTTCTATGGTGGGGATTGAAGCCTCGCTTCTCACAGTCTCTACCCCATCTATTGCGATATCTGATAAATTAAATATGTGATTTATTTTATTCCCCACCCATACTGGAACTCCTTGTTTTGTTCCAATAGTTAATATGGATATCTCATATGCATTAGAGGATAATTGATGCGGATAGTATCGCTGGTCTCTGAACATTTCGTTATCTACTGCTTGTTTTTTATCACCCGGATAAAATCCTCCATCTACTCTGAAATTAAATATCTTTCTATCTCCGTTGTTTCCGTAAAAAAATGTATTATACTCGTTGTGCCTATGTGTGTAACTTATAAGAACAGTATTTTCTAATTCCTCTTTTTTGAGAATGAATAATTCAGTAGACGCTTCTTCGTATCCGTTTGTAAGCGTAAATATGTATAATCCTTCCTTATTAATCGAAAAAACCACTTCATATATTCTTTCGCTATCATTCCCAGGCATTATATATATCAATTCTACATTTACTATAGTTTCTATACCATCATAGTTTATATATTTAGCCGAGAAATTAGACGATAACCCTTTGAATTGAATACGGATCTCTTCATTTATAGCGAATTTTTGTATATAACAAACATCTTGTTCGAATGGCGTCTTCCAGTACTCTTTTCTTCCAAGATACAAGCTGCTAAATTTTGAATTCACTATCATGTTTTTTTTTACAAAGCTATCGAGACGAAGATTATCATATATTTTTATTCCAGTTTAGTTTTCTACATGTCGAAAACTTTCTATATGAGCTTAGTCCGTTTATATTGCAAAGCTACCGGAGGTGTGTTTTGGTTTTGATGGTTTTGCGGTTAGTTTTTGGCGGATGTAGTAAAAGTTTTCCCCGCCGACCTTCACAGGGGAGCGAGGAAATACGGATGCCTATTGTGGAAGTTTGCGTCCGTAGATTCGTATGGATTATTTTATACCCATCAATAACCTGTTTGCAGCCGCAATAGCATGAGGAGTTCTATGTAATTCTTTCTTTTCATCCTCAAACAAAACTCTCGCCGCTTCAATTTTCGCCTTAAGTCTAAATTCAGGGAACGCATTACCTATGAGTTCTTCTTCCAGGTATTCAGCTACCGCCTTGAATATAGATTGAAGATAAGGATTGTCCATCGCCGATTCTGGGAATAAAAACTCGCTTGTTTTTACTTCTTCTACTTTTGCCAGTTTGTTGTTTGTATTTACAAAACCGATTTGCTTTCTTGTTGCCATAATTTTTAAATTTATATGATTGTTTTTGTGCTAATTCCGAAAAAGTTGACATAGGTTTCCCCGTGACTGAAAATCAGTTTTTAAAAAAATATTAAGCGATCAGCTCTTTAGGCTGCCACTTCTTTTGCCATAAAGTCCTTAGGTAATCTATCAGGTGGTCGTAAGATTTAATAAACCCATCTCCAACAAGCTGGGCGATCCTTCTTTCAAGTTCAAAAAGTTCCTTCATCTTTGCTTCGTCAGCCTGCTTATTGCGTATGTCTGATTCATGCAGATTGTAAACAATGTAGTTGACAGCCCTTGCTACTCTTTTTATTGATTCGGCTGTCATGTTCTTTTCGACAAGCGTAGCGATAGCACCGGACATTTCTTTGTAAGCGTCTCCAGCTTCATTTCGGAATAGTATTAGTTGGTCGTAAACGAAGCGAAGTACTTTTACTTTGAATGTTGGATTAAGCCACATGGCGAAGTCAATGAATAATAATGGGTGCATCCAAGTGCCAGCATTTGAGCCTCTTGATGCTCTTGATTTTACATAGGCGGAATTTTGCGTATGTAAATTTTCCTCTGATATTAAGGCTTTTATAAACTCTTTCGTGGAATCATTATCAAAGAATTTGGTTATCTCTTTTTGTTGCCCGCTAAAATTATTCCATTGCTTTAGTAATGTCGTGGCATTGAACATTCCGTCTGATGTTCTTTGCAAAACATCAAATTCGCCCATTTTTCTTGTTAAAACCTGATTTGTTTTCATATATTTGTACTGTATTTGTATCCGCTTTAGGTAATCCGTCCAAAGATTAATGCCTATTGCGGATTTGTAATTCAGAAGAGAGGTTCGGTGCCGTCTAAAGCTTGAGCCTCTTTTCCTGTTAATAAATAATTCAACGATCTCATAATCTTTAGTTATATGTTTTCGGATTAAGAAAGCTTCAGTCGACGCTTGTTATTCGGAAAACCGAACGAAAGCGCTTCTCCTTTGTCTACAAATTCAAGGCTTAGCTGACGGAAGTCCATGCGGTCGATGAAATTTATGTCTTTAACCAGTTCTTTCCGCTCTTTTAGAAGACTGCTCAGGGTAGCGTCTATTTCTCGAATGCGATTCGATTTGATAAAACGCCTCTGCGCGCTTTCCTGTGCTTGGCGTAGTTGATTGTTAAAAATCTGCTTAAGCGCTTTCTCGCAGGCAATAAAGTAACGACGAGCCTGTTTCCCCTTAGAGCTTCCTTCGACCATAGATAATTCTTTTGCCATGTCAATAGTAATTTCGTATTCTATCTGGGTCGTCGCTCCAATTTCTCGTTTCATAATTTTATGAAGCGAGACGTAGTCCTGTCCTTCAATAAACCCATACTTCTTGATTCGCTCCTTTATCCAGTCTGCGAATTGTTGTTTGCTTCCAAGAAAATCAGTTTTAAAAAAAATATTAATACAATGGTTGATTGAATTTATTAAATTGAAATTCTCTTATATTTCATCAAAGCATCCTTAACGACATTCGCCGCATTCCGCGCGGAAACCTCACATTGAGCATCTCCATGGCGATCATTCTTTTCAATGTCATCAGATGCCAACGCCTCAGAAAAACTAATTGCCTGCAATTCAAGCATAGGGAGGTTGTCACGGATGCTTTTACTTTTTTCAATACCATATTTTTGCCTTACAACGTTGCTTGTCCCGCCAAATAAAGGTTGGTAGATTGCATTTGTACAATTACGATAGCCTTCTTTTCCGCATCCGTGAGCGGCCAGTATTGATGTGAAAGTATTTCTAATACCCTTTCCTTCCAGGCGTTTTGCTATCCATTTATCTGTTCGTCCCTGTCTTTTGTATCCTCTTATACCTCTGTCAATAGCGAGGTCGGGGTTATTCTCTTCCTCTATGCGCTGGAAGAATACTTCGTTGACGAGGACACCTAAATCTTGATCAAGATATTGCGCATATTCCAACGCTATTTGTTTGTGTCCGTAAGAACCACCTGATTTTCCACGTTTTATTTTTATAAGGTAACTGTCGGTTACCTTTAAAAACTTCGACAGGGCATGGATGAATCCTTTTGTCTGTTCATTTCCCAACCAATGCTTAGGGGCTTTAGACTCAACACTCCCTGCCGCTTTCCACAGGTCGGTAAGGCTTAACATTTCGCCTTCTTTTCCAATATTGCTTAAAATATTGGCGTCATACTTTCTAATCTCATTTTTCTTTGCCATATTTGTACTGTATTTGTATCCGCTTTAGGTCGACTGCCAAGAAGAACCTATTGCGGATTTGTTTTTTAAAGGCGAAAGGCAAAGGGTTTTTGATGTCCTAAGGTGGCAACCTACATCTAAACCCAATGCCTTTCTAAATTTCTTCTCTTCGGTGGTTGCCACACTCCCGATTTGTTATTTCTGATGCAAGTGTAATTAATAGTTTAGTCATATAAAAATCAAATTGTTAACGTTGTTAAAGGTCAAAATGAGCATAATTCACATATTTGCCATTTAACACATTTTTATCATGTTATTTTCTAATAATTAGCATTTGTAAATGAAGATTAACTACGTTCTTTGTTTGCATGCCCAAATCAGATAATAAGATTTAACTTCCTAAATATTCTCTCGTTGTTTTTATCGTTTGTATCACCCATGCTGTGCGCGGTATTGGTCTACCTCTGGCCAGAAAGGCTACCGGCTATTGCGCACGTCAAAGACTACCACTGTAGCAAGAGTGACGCTATAATTAATCTCCTGAATAAACTCCGGTGGAATAAAGGCTTGCCATGAACGCTAACTTTGCTTGATAGCAGGCTTCCTTTTGTTCTTTCGTCAATTCAACTTTTACTTTCGGGCGGTTTTCCCATTCCTTAGCAGCAGCTTGTTTAGCTTCGTACTCAATAGATTCCTTTGCAATATCCCAAGCTCTTTTCAGACACATTGAGAAATTTGAAGCGTATTGCCATTTGCTTCTATGGATCGCCCAGGCTTTCTTCATTATCTCGCTTTTGTTGTATTTTGTTTTCATTGCTTTGTGATATTAATTGTTACTCTTATGATGCAAATGTAACGAATAATATCAAATACGCAATACTGTTATGATATTAAATTTGATATTTAACGTTAATTAATACTTTTCAATGTAACAAATAAGGTCACAATCTATATTTTTGCATAGTAACATATAATATCACAATAATATGCCATTAAGAATAAAAGAGATTGCTAAAATCAAGGGCATTACGATAGGAGAGATTGCCGATAGAATGGATATAAAGAGAGAGAGTTTGAGTAGGGCTATAAATGGAAAGCCTAATCTTGAAACCCTTGAAAAAATTGCATCTGCTCTAAATGTTGAATTATGGGAGTTGTTTACAGATTCAACTTCAAAGGATGAATTAACAGCCCTTATAAACCACAAAGGAGAGTTTTATAAGGCGAATACGTTAGAGGAGCTTGAAAAAATAGTAAAAAAAATCAAGGGAAATGAATAGTATGTAATATGGCTATACTACGAATCGAGGAGATAATGAAAGAACTGATAGCTTAACACTGCTCTTCCAGCTTAATGTCCTCCTTCAAATCAATTTGTGCAAGTATTGTTGTCTTCGTTTAAATAGGGGCTAAAGAGTTTGCGATATCATGCTTTACCAAACTACCAGCAGTATTGATATATTCCTTTAGAAGATTCAGTCTGTCTTTTGTGGGTATATCAATTTGTCCATGACAGCCATTTTTTGGGTAGGCAAAAAGGAATACCACCTCCTTCCTGTCTTTCCTTACTAAAAAGAAAAGTCGGAATCCGTCCCTTTTACTTAATTTCAAGTGTGAATTTCCAATCCTAATCTTTTTTATCTTGAAGGTCTCTTCTTCCCATATTGTTGTGCTGAGCTGCACAATGTCCTCATGTTTTAATGACGAAAAAACAGAACAAACATCCTCATTTATTGACGAATACCCGTCTTTTGCTTTCTTGGTTAGTTTGGATATTTGTGTTCTAAATGACTCCGTAGATAGGTAAGTACACACGATTACAGGTCATTTATTTGTTTAGCTAAAGACTTAAAGTCTTCATCATTTTCAAGTTCAATCTTGGAGACTTCAAGGTCGGTAGCTATTTCAGTTAAATCAAGTATGCTACATTTGAACTCCCTGATAACCTCTTTAGAAGAAGAATAAACCGTTTCGTTCTTTCTAAATATCAGATAGGAAGCATTTAACCTTTTAATGACGTCTTGCAATTTAGCCCTGAACTGCAAATAGCCATCCTTATCAACGTTATCAAACCCTTCGTATATGTAATCAGACAAGTCATTAGCCAGCTTTGAGATATTCCTAACCTCGTTTTGAAAGCTTATAACACTGTCAAGAAACCTATTAGCAACCTGCTCAAAGGATTCAATAGATTTTCCAGACTCAACTTGCACATCATTTATCTTTATGACTATTTCTTCTACTACGCTCATATCCACATTATTTATAACAACCTTGTTATAATACAACAGCAAATATATGACAAAAGTCTGTATAATAAATATAAAATATATTTATTATTTATATCACAGGCACAAAGAAGGGTCAAGCCGCCCTTCTTTGTCATTATTCTTTTGCATACAATATCAGTTGCTTTTCAGAATTGAACAATACATTTTGAACGCCGCTTTTTAAATATCCCTGATAATTTTTCTTTTTATACCTAAATTTCACAAGCCCGTTAATATCATCACCAACAGGTAAGACTATCCGTCCGCTTGTGGCAAAATTATAAACAAAAGGCTCAAACAGCTTCCCGAATATCGGTACATCTACATAAATCAGATCAGAAGTATATCCCTGCAAAGTAGCCTCCCTGTAATTCGTTGTACCTTTGAAATATAATTTATTTGTGACAATGCCAAACCTTGTCATATTCGCCAATGCTAGGAAAAATGGGTTTAGTGTGGCATTAAACAATTTTATTCCTCCGGACATAAGGTAAACTGCATCATAAGTGTAATAGTTATTTCCGGGTAATGCGTCCGATTTATAAACAACCAACTCAAAGATATCGTTGTCAGACTTGTTAGAGGCGCTTTCTTTTGATTCCTCTGGCGTTTTCCAGCATAATAGATCAATACCTATCGGGTCTGCCCTGAATGGAGAAATAAGACTTAAAACGTTATCCTTTTGCGTGATATATCCCGTATCATAGCTGAATGTTCCGTTAGTTTCATATCGAGAGTTTAACCCATCATCGTCATAATTTTGCTCTTTGTAGCCTATTTCAACAGATGTGTATAAATGATCCTGATCCGCCTCGATAATTAGATCGCTTACTTCGCTCTCAGACAGTTCCAGCACAACGTCACTTTTGTACATTTGTCCTCTCGGCTTGAAAACTACTTCGTTATCCTGATACTCCCTTTCGTATCCCTTTACTCCCATCCAATCTTTGAAATCATCAAATGATATATGCATAGTTGCATTGTCGAGCTGCCGGATTGATTCAGCCGCTATCAGTTTGCTTTCGGATTGGCTTATTGAATCGTTAAGCCATTCTATTCTCCCTGAGAAATCACGTCCGTTAGTCATAAGGGCTACCAGCTTATTCAAGAGGGCTTCAGGATCAATCACGTCTATTGTTCTCGAAATTCCTTTAGCCCAAAATGTTAGTTCCATATCCTGGAAAGAGTCTATAGTCAGCTGGTACGGATTGGATGTATTGTGGTGGTATGATACGACTAGAGATAATGTGTCTGATTCATTAAGTTCTATTTCTTCATTGCAATCCACGGTAACATCTTGAATGTCTTCAACAGTATGTACATAGAACGGCCATTCCTTAATTACAGTTTCGCCATTTTTACATAATAAAAGTTTTGCCGGATCGTACCCCTTTCTATTGATCGTAAACCTTGTTATAAATGATAGGTTCACGGTTACATGATTGTCCGCCTTGAAAAAATGTAGTAAAATCTTCTCCCCTTCCTTGTTTAATCCTCCAACTTCACTAGAAGATTTATCTTGTGTTCTAAATTCATGTTTTACATTCTCCAGCACATTTGACCCGCTTAGGTATATGTATGGGTAAAACCATTCCGCCCCTACCCATCCCGTTACATTTTCTTCCATCGCCACCGGAACCCACTTTACTGACTGACGTAAATTCATCCGGTTGTACTGCCATTTCTTGCTTTCCGCAATCTCTGACACAGGAATATCATACTTTGTCTTACCGGCACTCTTGATATACGAATTAAGATCGCTGTTTTCTGCTTCGATCGTTACCCGGTTGTCGTCTATCTTGATAGTGCTAAAGTCAAGGCTGAATGTACGAATTAGCGTATATTGGTTTACCTTTACCTTATCACGAAGGTAGATTCTAAGCTGACAGTAGGCGTTTTGACGGTATGTTTCGTATAGTTCCTTTAGGAAGTCCTTCGCCTCTAAAACAAAACCTCCGCTTATCATGCCGGTTTCTACCTCTATGCCGGAAAGCCCGTCACGGTCAAACGACACCTCGAAACCTTCCCCTGTTTCCACGAGGTCGGTAACATCCAGTTCACGGGTGTCTAATTCTTCCGATTCCCGCTTCCTGTACCCGAAATTTATAAGGGCTATCTTCACTTTTGGCGGAAATACCTTCTGCTTAATGTGATTAGGTATTCTCTTTTCTAATATGTCTGCTGTTTTCACGATAGTTTATTTTTATTTCTGTTTGAAAGATTGCTGATAGCGGAAGAGTAGATAGTGTTTTGTCTGATCCTGTTAATACTAACAGTCATCCGGTCTATCTTCTTCCCCACTTCCTTCTGCTCATTTATCATCCCCTTCATGTCTATGCTTGCGCTAATCGGCTTCTCTTCCTTCCTTTCCGGTATCCGCGCGTTCTCTTTTGCGAGATACGAAGTCATGTCTGGGAACACTTCCGTTCCCCTTGGCATATTGACGAGCGTCGGATAGTCAGGAGTGATGAATCTTTCTCCGGTTGGGAGTATGGCTACTTCAGGGCGCCCACCATCACCGACTATTGCCAGGCCTCCGGGGTGTTTAGGTGTTCCTGTTCCTTCTGCGTATTCAGGTATCTTCTGTGCGGCTATAGTAGCTATTTGCGCCGCTCCCAGTGCGCTTGTTATTGCCACTAGTGCAAGGTTTGGAAGTGCTGCTGTAACTCCCCTTGCTGTATAAATTGCTGCCTGCACAATAGAGTTTGCCTTCTCCCATCGGGCTTGTTTGAGTTGCATTTCCCTTTTTTTAGCCTCGATCTCTTCTTCACGAGCCTGGGCTTGCTGTTCTATGTATGCTTTCTGTGCATCGGCATGCGCTGCCGAGATAACACCAGCTTGCTCTTTCTCTTCGATACGGCTTATCTCGTTATCACGCCATTCCTGGTTTATATCGGACTCCTTACTAAGAACGTCTAATTGGTGGCTGAAACGGTTGTTTATAGCGTCAAAAACTATGTCGCTCGCTTCGTTTGTGTAATGTATTATCTTCCTTGCGAGTTCTTTTGCGCTCATCTCTCGTTTTTTGGCAGCCGCATCAGAGGCTTTTGCCACATCTTCATACCCTTTGATTGCGACTGCACTTGCTTCTTTGGCATACGCAGCACGCACAGCAGCTATCTTCTTCTCTATCTTCTCAATTTCTTCATCCAACAGTCCGGATATTTCCAGAATATCTTCGAGCCTGGCAAGTTCGGCTTCCATGCGTAGATTAGCGTATTTTTCTATAATGGAAAGTTTGCGCTTTTCGTACACTTCTTTCTCGAAAGCATCGTTTGCGTATTGTTCAGCGAGTCTTTCTAGCGCATCCTGCTCTTTCTGTGCCATAGAGGACAGCCTTTCCTCGTGAGCATCATTGATTACACTTTGTTGTTGTTCAACATAATCCTTCGTAATATCAAGCTGCATTTTTTCAGACTCTTGCTGGAGTTTCAAAAGCTCTGCCACCTCTTTGTCCTTTATAAGCGCTCTTTGCGAAGAAGTCAGCTTGTCGTTTGAAAGCTGGAATTTAGCGGACTGGCTTATTGATTCCATTTGCTTTTCAACGAAGGAATTTAAAGCGGCCGTCCGTTCATCGAAAGTCTTTTTGTTATCTTGAAGGACGAGCTTGTTTGCCTCCGCTTCCTGGTTGATTCTGAATAACGCTAAGTCTTGGTAAGCTTTCTTTTCGGATTCAGCCAATCTCTCCCTCTCTTTCTCAATTTTTTCTGCTGCTTTTTTAGATGCTAATTCTTCCGATTTAGTATCATTCTTTCCAAAATCACTTCCAAGAAGATCGGTCACGTTTATTTTAGAAATGAACGTCTCTGCAGTTTCTGATAGATTTTTCATTTTATCGTCCAGCGCTCCAATTTTAGCCTCAAATACTCTAAACGTTTCGCTTCCCCTTATTGTCCTTGAGATGGCTTCTTCCAATTCTATCTTTTTAATCTCAAGCTCCGCCATTTGCTTATATATATTCTCTACGACAGCGGAGTACGCCTTCGCCTTGGCAGTTGCCAATATGGATTTTGTCAAATCTTCATACGCCGCCTGGGATTTTCCAGCGAGTATTTCCTCTTGTGTGAAATTATTAAATACAGATGGGTATTGTTTTATTAGTTCATCCGCTGCTTTTTTTCTCTCCTCTAAACTTTTATTCAAGTCTTGAGTAGCGCTATATAAAATTTTTAATTGCACGGTTTCTTTTGAGTAGTTTTCGAGTGCCTCTAATTCGGCTTGATTTATTAAATCTCTTTCATTTTTCCACTCTTTGAATGCTTTTATGGCAAGCATTATCCCTCCAGCAACAAGACCTACTATTGCAAATTGAAGTGCTGATGCTATTCTTGATGTAACCCCAAGAGATTTTACCAACTGATCGTTTACCTTTATCCATGCCCCCTTCAACGGAGTAAGCTGCTGTACTCTTCCAACTATCGCCCCGATCCTCGGGTCGACAAGGCGAAGAGTTGTTGTCAGGTCTTTAACGGCTAAATCGTAATTCCCGACTTGTAGCTGATGTTTCCCTGTGGCCTTTTGGAGTTCATTCATCTTTCCGTATAGGGCTTGTGCGTGAGATTCTAATTCTTGCTTTGATTTTCCGTTAAGCTTTTCAGCATCGCTCATTCCATTGGTTGCTATTTTTAAGCGGGAATATTGAGCAGAAAGATTATCATAGCTACCTATAGAAGTTCTTATGATCTGGTTGTTGTATTTTATAGTATCCCCAAGAGTTTTGATTGATGCTTTTTGGTCTTGCTCTTTATCTATAAGAAGAGCCTTCCTCTCTATGTACTGATCGTATGTAACAGACTGTGCTTTATATTCTTTGTCAAGCGATTTTATTGAGTTTTGTGTTCCTTTTAATTCTTGCTGAAGGGCAACATATTGCCTCTGTTGTTCTTCAATCTTTTTTGTGGCTTCATCGTATGCCTTCTTTGAAAGATCCATCAAGGTTTTCTCTTCCATTCGAGCCGAAGTAGTCTGCTCTAAATTCTTACGGAAATTCTCAGTAGCTTTCGCTTCCGCGCTCGTGGATTCAATTACTTTACGCGTTACCTTATCCTTCTCGTCCATGACCGACAAGTGCTCTTTTTGAGCCGTCAGTATCTTATTTTCAATTCCATTGTAAGCCGTTATTGCAGCTGCGAGCTCCTTGTATGTGATAGCCTGGTTTTTAAGAACAGAATTTAAACTACCAGCCTCTTTTAGTACGGAGTTCATTTTCACTTGTGCTTCGGCAAGTTTTTCGTCTAACTTGCTGAGTTCCGTTATCGCTGATTGTGGTACTAAATCATTTGTATCCATTTTATTTAATTTCTAAGGATTTGTTAAACTGTTTCACATACGCCGCATATTCTGACAGCGTGATAGTCATTCTATTAATATGGAAGCCTGAAAACTTCGATACCAAAGCAATCTGTTCGTTGTAATCCTGAACGGTAACCTTTCCAGACTCCTCTTCTTTGGATGTGTTTTCCAACCGGGATAACTCTTCTTTCAAAGAAACAGACTTACTCCTGGCCTTGCTGTCTATCAGTTTTAATAGCTTCGCCTTCTCCGCATCCGTTTTAGGCTCTTTCGCTTTAATCCCGAATCTAGAAAGCACCTCAAGACATGAATAATCACCAACGGAAATTAGCGTCATGCATGCACTATAAGCCGTGATCGTATTCCGTAGCATATAGATCTTCCTTATTGAGTTATTTACCGAGCTTGCGCGCCCATTCCCGCACAGGGCTGAAAATTCAGCCGTGAGAATTGATAGGCTTTCTTTTAGCGCCTCTTCGGTCGGATTTCCACTAACTACCAGCCCCTTTAAATTGCCATCACAGACCGCATCTATGTAAGCGTAGAGAGGACATGTATTAATGCTGTGTATAGCAAATGAACTCGATAGGATTTCCAGGTCTTCCCGCTTTTTCCCAGCAGCTTTTCTTTTCGTGATATTTTTTACCTTCATATTCATAAATAATAACGTCTGTTTTTTCTGAATTTGACTCTATAATTGCAGTTCTGCGCACATCAACAGATGCCTTTAGCTTTACTTTTCCACATCCACATCCCATAATTATCCGTATTTTTGAATTATTCCACTTAGTCTCCTTGCGAACTCAGGAGCTATGTAATTATTGAAAAAGAACACCTTTGATTCAGGGCTGATTCCGAACACCTTGTCGTTATATTTATGCGAAATATCAGGTGTATCTATGTAGGTAGAACTGATATTGTAAGTCCTCCCGGATACGTTTATAAACATGTTCCCCTGAAACGGACCGGTAACAATCAAGTTCGGGGTGTTCTTTGGCTTGTTTGGATATATTGAAGGGTTCTGAATCCTTGCATTGTGCTGTGATTCCAGCTTAGACTTCATATCAGCGTACGCTTTAGCCGCTTCCGGAGTCTTAAAATGAGGGTCGCTCAAATAGTCAGGCGAAAGTAAATCTCCGTCCGTATTCCGACCTAAAAGCATCTGGTCTCGATTGAGAGAAAGAAGTGTATCCTGGTTATCTGCCGCTACCTTGGAAGCGATATCGTATATCCCAGCACACTCTTTCCGAAACGCCTCAAATCTGTCTATCATCCCCCTGATTGATATCATAATGCCAATATTTTACGCCAATAATGATAGTGCCACACCGTACATGTAAATCAAAGTGTCAACAAAAAGGGAGGAAACGCCAGCCCCCTCCCTTTACCAAATTGTTTTCTTTTTACTTCTCCTTCTTCTTTTGCTCTGGAGCCTCTTTCGTTTCAGCCGGAGGCGCAAGAAGATCGTATACTTCTCCCAGCTTACCCGAAAGTAGACCTACATCCAATCCGTTTGCCTTGGCAATCACTTCGGCATTTTCTTTCACGAACGCCTCTTTGCTCTTTGATCCCTTGATAAGGGAATCGCTAATGTCGATAGACTTTAATCCTATTTTTATCTTCATACCGCTTAGAATTAAATTGAAGTAAATTCGTCTACGCCGTCCAATCCAAAGATTCCGCCTTCGTCAAGAGCCAAAGCGTTTCTTACACGATAGTTGGCTGTAGGAGTGAATGTGAGTTCATTCGTCTCAGCATCGTATGTTACAGAGGTTGGCTGCTGTCCACCGTCATTTAAGAACATGGTAGCCGCCCATTGCTCGCCAAAGATTGAGGTGTAGTCTGTTCCTGAGCATGCAGAAACTACCAATGCCTTTCCTGAATCAGAACCTTTTGCCAGTTTTACGCCTACAATCCCTTCTGGTAACTCGTCCAGCTCAAACCCATGCAATGTCTTTAGCTCTTTTTCGTAGTTTGCTGAGTAATACACATCAATATATAAAGCGTATGGGTCATTTCCATTTCCTTCAATTCGGGTGATCTTTATCGTAGCATCAAATCCACGGAACATTTCCGCATCTGATCCTCCAGACTTTCTAATGATTGCAGTCCCGTATATATATCCTTCCTGATCAACACGGAATACTCGAACTTGAAGTTTATCAAGCTCCATCAATTCTTTATACAGGCAATCTCCAGCATCAATCCTATATTTTACACCACGAGGATTTATTCCTACTGGCTTCGGACCCGAAAATCCGACATCAGATGTTTTAGAATCCCCTCCGGAACCTTCGTTGTTAATGATATTCATTATAGGCCACATCTTGTCTACCCCGTTGGATATGATATGAGCCTGAATCTCATCCTTAAATGTGTCCGGGTCTGTAGAATACGTAGCTGATAGCTTTGTAATTATAAGTCCCGCCGTTCCGTCTTCTTTTTTCGGGCAGTTATCGCGCCCTGTGCGGGCGTTTCTTGCCGAGCAATCTGCTATAACAGTTCCCAGCGCCATTGCTACGTTAATGCTTCCTCCGGCGAACATACCAGCTAAATCTCCAGTCAAATAACAGAGAGCGGATACAATGAGCAAAATAAGCATGGAAAAACCCATGAACTTAGCTCTGTCCCGGTTACGGCAGCCGATAAGGCCGCCCTTCTTACAATCTTTCAGTATCTTTTTCATTTTTTTCTAACATTTATCGTAAATAATATTCATGTTTATCCTAAAACAGTGGAAAGGGTGCATGTCTGTGAATTTTATTACATCCTGACTAAACTCCCTGAACACATTTTTTATCCCTACCTGTATGGAAGAAACGGTAAATCCGTACATGTTGCAAAGGCTTACAACATCCATCCTTACTTCTTCATCTGCACGGTGCAGAACTTTACTTTTAAGCCTCTCAAGATTTACGCAGAAAATAAGGGAACCCGTTGTTCTCATAGAGGTTGATTCAAACTTCACCGTTTCATCCATGACAAAAAAGCTCGTAGCGTAAACTTTATCATCAAAGAACGTTTCTCGGTATTCGTTTCTACCCATGTAGAACTCCGGAATATATCCTCCGTCTTTACGGTTGATATACACCCGGCAAAAGGAGTTGTAATCACTCTCTGCGATTCCCCATGCCTTCAATAAACCGCTCCAAATTCTGTTTTGAAGCTTCTGGATCGGCTTGTCTATTCCTGTCGGATTCTCTTTTACGTAAAGCATGGTGTGAGCGTTTTTACTTTCCCTTTTGGAAGAAGGTTCTCTTTCAGTCTTTTTATTTCCCGTGCAATCTGATTTCTGATTCCAGTTGTATAAGGAAATTCAGGAGAAGAATAAGCAATATTCAAGTCGTTATACAGCTTATCAAGCATATTCTTAGATATCCTTTCCGTTTTGTTTGACCGGGTGGAATTAAGAATGAGCTCAATCACGTTGGCGGCCATTTGTAAACCAATAATCGTGTCGAAAACATACTCATTTCGTTTTATTACCTCTGTAAAATCCCGATAAGAACATATTTCTGCGTTGAGTCCGTATGTCTTGTTTGAAAAAGACAAGTCTTCCAGGCTTTCGCCTTCTGACGGTTCGGCGCGAAACATATATGTCTTATTGAATCCAGGAGATGTAAAGTCGATTGGAACAAGGCTGCTTTCGTAGTATAGATAAAAGAAACCTCCCTTATACTTGTCACATGTGTAATACAAAGGCCAATCTACACTAACGACCACCTCCTTACCATCTTCAACTTCAACAGTTTTCTCGTACAGAATGCTAGCCGTATTATGTTGTAAAACCACATTGATAGTCCCCGTCCCCGCAAAAAGCAAGGACAGGGTTCTTATCATGCAGCTATAACTGGCATCCTTTGAAACGGATATCTTATACCCCACCTTTCCCACAGGATTACTCTTCGGATTTTCCCGTCTTTCAGAGTCCCGGTTAAAAATAAGGGATTGCTCAATAAGTGTATTTTCGTTGAATACCCCATTTAAGCTGTTCAATATGGCTGAATATTGTAAATCCTCAAGATACTTGTTGAAGCTGTCTTCTCTTGCGTTCACCTCCTCTATATTATCATAGATATTAGTGAGCGTTATAGCTCCATGCGTATCTTGAAAGTATCTGCTTGACCTGGCTTCTTTATTCTTTTCAGACAAAGAAACCGGGGAAAGCGAATCGCGCCACCCCATCCGGCCAAACAGCACTTCTTTTATTTCAGCATTATTGAACATTATGCCTGGGCTACTTCAAATACTACCGTTTCATTTGCCGTAGAGAGAGGTGCGAGATTTGGAGAAATATCAACAGATACTTCAAATTCGATCACAACATCCTGCTCGTTTCCATTTGTCGCAGAAGTATCGGCTCTCTGCGAATATCCATGAACGGCCATCACAAGTCCGCTTACCGGGTCTGTCATTGAGCCAAAACCTCCCACATAGGTATTATAATCACCTTCGCCCTGTCGGTTTTGTTTTGGTATCCAATCAAGTACACCGAAGGTGTTTGCAGGCAAGAACAGCGAAACGCCATTCGTGTAATTCGCATCATCAAGGTCTACGCTTTGAGCTATATTCATTCCATTAAATTGGAATCCGAAGTTCGTAGCGTTTGATTTTCCTTGTGCCGCATGGAACTCTGCATTTGCATAAGCTACCGGGTCGGCAATCACGTCATACAGTCCACTGTAATAGTTTTGCGCCATCATTGACTTCGCAAGCTGCCAATACCTTCCGTTAATTGGAGATGCAATCTCGAAAGCGAAATTTGCTGCATTCCAAGTACCGTTCTTAGTGGCGATATTCACCTGTGTCCTTTCGGCATATAGGTAATCCACTAAGAATTTTTCGATATCGTTGCGGATATTCTGGAAAGCCTGAGAGAACTGGTTTGCAAGTACACGATTGGCATCAAACATATTGTTATCCAGCCATTTTAACGTAAACTTGAACTTATCCACAAAGGGAGTCCAGCTGAGATCAACGGAAAGGGAATCCCCTAAATCACCTTGGTGGTCATGGGCTCTCCCGCTCCCGGTAGTCGTTCGCAGATTGCGCTTTATGATATAAGCCTGTATAGGGCGGTCTTCACGTGTGCGCAGCTGCATGTGGCCTGGAATAAGTATCTGGCTATTCTTTTGGCCTAATGTAAGAACCGGAGATGGTGCTTGTCTTAATTCAGGAGCTTGAAAGTCCTGATTAAGCAATGCCTGAGCCATCACAAGGTTCGACGCATTAAAATTTGGCATAATAATTATTCGTTTTTAAAATGACTCCCTGTAACCTGGGATAATAACCTCGCACTGTATCCTGTGCTAATTGTTGAAAAAATCTTTATTATCTTTTGCGTATTCCTGGGCTTTAGCCAGGTACTCCGCTGAATTTGTACTTTTCCCTTCTCCTGTCCATTGTTTTTCAAACTCTGATAGCGATGAAGGAACGCCTAAATTATTTTTTGTACTGTAGGATCCTCTACCTTTCCGAGGGTCTTCTGTTCCTTTCGCCCATCCTTTTTCTGCCGCGTAAGTATCGAACACCTTGTCTATAGAAACTGGTGCTTGCGTCATGTTGTCTCGGACGATCTCCCCGTTTAATTTGGCCACTATTGACCCATTCTCTTCTTCTATGGAATATCCGTTCAGTTTCATAACTGAAAGCATGTCATTTTTTGAAAGAAGATAATCCTTCGTCACCATAGAGAGCGCTTTCGATGTCATATCCTTTGTTCGGATATCTGATTTCAACGTGTCATTCTCCGCCTGAAGTGTAGAAACATTCACTTTCAACTTTTCTATGACGCCGCTAAGCTCATTTACCTTTTCATCCGGCTTAATGTTGGCGTCTTTCTCGATCTTAGCTTTAAGCGCCTCTATGAATTTATGAGGGTCTTTTCCTTCTAATTCAATCCCGTGTTTCTCTTTCAGTTCTTTTACAAGGATTTCAACACCGACCGCCTTCCCGCTGTCGTAATGCTGTTTCTGAATGTTCTGATCCCTCGTTTTTAAATCTTCCTGAGTAAAAACGGAAAGATCCGGAATATCCACCTTTGTTTCCTTTTCGGACTTAATGGCCTCCTCTAAGGTTTTCGGATCAACCTTGATTAAACCGGCAATCTTGTCTATATTTTCCTTTGATAACATGCTGTTTATTTTTTAATGTAATAAATCGTTCCTTTTATCCCTCTGGAAGACGCTTTATTAAGCGATTCTGCCACATGGTCAGGTATGTTTACGTCTTTAACCTTTTTGATCTTATCTTTCACAACCCCATCCTTCCTGAGAGCAACAACCCACTTTTCGTAATTACATCCACTTTTAGCATCTGCCTTCTTGGGCGACGCTTCTGTTTCTACTTCGTCCAGGTTTTTCTCTGCGATACTTTCATTCTTGTCATCAACGCTCACGGCTTCTTCTGGAAAAAGAGATTCTACGAATACTTCTGTCGGGGTGTTATTCCCGATCTTTTCCTGAGACATAAGGATTTCTTTTATCTCTTCTTTTGAAGTTCCTTTTTCAAGTTCACTCTTGATTAGGTCTAATGCTTCCTGTTTCTTCATTTTGATTCACTATTAATTTATCTTTAACATATTCGTCAAATTTCTGCTGTAACACCTTTGTTTGAGTAAATATTATTTCATTATCACTCAGTGTTTTAACAAATTCGGTAAAATAAACCTTTTTCGTATAATCCATGCCTGACACATTGAGAGCCTTAACTTGAGATGCTGTAATATGCGGGAATGGCTCTAATTCTAAAGACTTGATCTGCTTTTGAAGTTCGATAGAGTTGTTCTCGTACTTAGACTGTATGTATTCCATTAGGAGATCATCAAGCATCGTATCAGGAGCTCCGCTCTTCCTGGCAGATTCATATTTATTCCATATCGCATCTGGTGTCTCTATCTGAAACCGTCTTCCGTAATTCACGGACGAACCTTTATATGAGTTTCCAAAATAGAATGCACCCATTTGGTCGGTTATAAACTTCTCAATCGTTTCGGCCGCCTCTGAGAATTTTGTTAATCTGTCGTTTATGGGCTGAGTGTCTATGAACTTTCCGGTTGCAGTTTCGTTTTCCGTATCTTCCAGCTCTTTTGTTCCCCAGATCGTTTTAAACATGAGTGTTTCGAGGTCTTTTAACTCCTCAGACATTTTGTCCCACGCGTCTATATCCGGAGCAACATATCCAGCTACATCCGGAGCTATCTTCGTATCTCCGCTTTCTGGGACAGGAAGATGTTTTACGTCTGAAACATCCCATTTTAGTTTATATCCTGTTCCCTTACATGTGCTACACTCACTTCCTTCAACATATCCGGTGCCAAGGCATTTCGGGCACTGACTTTGGTATTCCCAGTATTTAGGGAATCCGTGTAAAAGTTTATATACAGACTTTACGGAACATTCCCTCAAGTATTCGTCTGCCAGCTCTACCACTTTTTCAAACGGGCTGCAAAAATAATCTGTACCTAAAATCGGAAGGTCTGAGTTGATAATAGCTGGAACAATTCCGAAGTAGTTAGGATATGATTCTTCCTTTATTATTTTTATATGCTCATTTTCATATTCAACAATCAGGTCGTTTAAATCATCTACTACCCGGTATCTTTTCTTTCCTGAACTTACGCTTTTCGGAAGTTTTGGCTGGCTATCACAAGGAACTTGCTCCTTACCAACATTGAAAATCACATAATCAAGGTTTCTACCATTAAGTTTATAAGAAAACACCTCGTTGCTTCCTTTATATGTCGGATAAGCGTCTCCATTTCCGTCTACCTCCATAAATACCAATCCCATAGGATCAGCAAGATATGCAGGCTTCCAATACTGTTCCACCCATTTACGAAGTGTAAGCCCGTTTTCAGTATTTCTTAGTTTGTCCCGGAATATCTGATTTTGTCTATCTGGAAGATCATAAAACGTTGATCCTCCAGTAGCAGAGAATATCTTGTCTATTGGGCGGGATACCCTCTCCATTATATCCTTGTTGGAGCGCGCATATTTTTTTCTCGCTATATACTGATCGTTGTTTTCAAAACTGTTGATCTTTTGAATATACTCATCCATACCTACCCCGTATATATGGACAAAAAGATTCTTTCGCATCTTTTGCGCCAATCCGACAACATTCTTTCCCGGATTTTCTTTTATTATATTCAATATGTCATTTGTAGACAAGATCATAATACCACGTATTTTTTTCTTCTTTGTTTGAACTCTTTATACTCCTTCTCCAAAACCCTGCATATAAAGTACCTCTTCGCGTCTGAAATGTGTCCGTTCTTTTCGTAAGACACTCCAGTTACAGAATCCTTTACCTTCTCCTTTACCATCTCTCCGTCCTTTCCTTCTTTCACTGTATTATAGTCTACCTTTGAAAGGGAGCAGTTATCACCAATCACGATAGAGAAAGGCGTTAATCCTTCATATATGTCATTGATAAAAGCCGCGCTCATGGATATTGACGGATTAGCTTTCATTATGCGATCGTTTACTATGTAATGCTTTCTGAACTCCCGTAGATACACTCCGAAGAAACTATCGTTATCCGTTGCTGATTTATTCTTTCCTGAGGCGTCACCGTAGATGTAAACCACTCCTGTGTAATCAATATCATCCAGATACTTTGCTACTTTCCTGGCCGCCTTTACAGCGGTGTTTTCCGGGTCTTTAGCACACAGCTCCTCGAACTGTCTTATCTCTTTATCGTTGATCTGCCATAGCGTCTGGGATATGTAAGGAATCCTATTGATGTCTATTGTCAGGTGTACCGTCTTTTCGGGCAAAAATTGAACCGGCTGAACGTGTTTGTCAATATCAAATGATTTCCAGAACTCACCTCCTACGCGGTAACTTCCCCAGTTTCCGAGTCCATATACCTGGTACTGGTTTGGTTTCTTTAGGCGCATCTTCTCGAAGTTGGCTATCGTATGGCTATCTACAAATCCGTATTCGCCACATGGACTCCCAGTCACCCAGTAATTATCCCTGTATGTTGTTTTTATAAGGATTGCATCCCCCGCTTTGTTTATCCACTTTTGAGACTGATTATCTAATCTGCTTTGTGGCTTTCCATCCAGAATTAAAGGTTGCTCAACCCATTCATCTCCATCAATCAGTGAGGTTTTTATCCAGTGGGTTTCCTCTATTGGATTCCAGTCTGCGTATATCTTCTGATTTGGTCTTCCCCTGAGTCGGCGACTAATCTCGTCAAAGTCTGCCTCGTCAAACTTTGTAAGCTCATTCAGGTAGACAATATTGAACGATTCAAGCCCCTTTACCTTTTCGGAGTCGTCAAGCCCTTTAAATACGAAGCGATTCCCGTTCAGACATTGGATTTTGAAATTAAAGAAGTCAAAGAACTCGGATTCTTTATTTATTCTTTGCTGCACATCTTTGAAAGTCTCATACACAGTAGTCATAACTGTTACGCTTTCTTTCCGAAGCACCAAAGCATTTAAATCACTCTCAAGCGCGTTTACAGACTGGCATTGGGCGATTGAATAAGTTTTAGCTGCCGAACTTCCTCCGTAAACCAGGATATATCTAATCCTGTGATCCTTTTGCGCATCTTCAATATGCCAATAAAGAGGATTGAAGCATTTTTTACTGAATCTGAATATAGTTTGATCCATTTACTCATACTCCACCTTTATTACATTTGATTTAACCTCTGTCTTTTCCGAAAGACCAAGTTTCCTCGCTATTATATTAGCATTGAAAGCCCCAACCGTAGCCCCTTCAAATTGTTGGGTTTCGATTACTCCCTCTATACGTGTTATGACAGTGAAAAAATCTTTATGATCTTCATCTTTGAATTTTCGCCAAAAAGATTGACTGGCATCACAATACAACATTAGTCCAGAAATAGTGTACGGCCTTTGGGTAGGCGTTTCCTCTGTTTCGGTCTTATCCTCTTTCTTTTTTGTCTTACTTACAGCCCACGGATGATCGTCACACCATTGAAAATACTCTGATGCAGCCTCCCATAAAAGCTCAGGCGTGGCAAAGAGTTTATCTCTACCATGCTTGCTTCTTAGTTTCCAGAACTGATTTCCTTTCGGTGCTGCGCACATATTCTTCACTTTTTAGCGAAGTTAGGCAGTGTATAGAAATGATCTTGATTTATCAATGCGTAGTTTTCTACATGTCGAAAACTTTTACTATTTCAAGCATTTTTTCATCCTTGATATCCAGAAAATCAGACACGCGGCCTACTCCGTGAATTATTGTAGGGCGTGACTTCCCGAAGAATAATTCTATTTCCTGGATTTTATACTTCTCTCTCTTTCTAAGTATGTACCATATAACTTGCCTTCTGTCGTTTATATACGATTCCCGGCTTTTGGACATTACAGAACTATACTCAACCCCCAGCCTTTCGCAATATTCTCTTACTTTATCTTCCATACGTTTTAATTTATTACCTTTGTTTTGTCACATTCAAAGGTTGCTAAGGCTGCCTTTCTATTCAAAGCCGATCGGTTGCGAGCCTTTCGGCTTTGAATGGGATTAAACGAGTTTATAATAATAAGAAAACACAAACGGGTTGCTATCCCATGTACCCTTACCGTTTATCGCATCTATTTCGGCTGCATAAGTATTTTTGGGTGTATCATAAAAGGTTTCGCATCCCGGATAACGGTAAGATTCTAAAGGAACACCATCTTTCGGTATCCAATATTCCATTATTCCTTCTCTCAAACAATCTTCATCTGATATATCCTGTAACCTCTGGCACTTGACGTCTGTTATTTCAATGAAGTACCTGGCAGCCGACCCAGGCATGAACATTTTATTGTTCCATTTGACTAAATCCCCGTATATTGAATCCAATATTTCCGTGTCGTTACCATACCGGTACAGTATATCGCTTCCCTTGTTGCACATAGTTTCCCTGATAGGAAAGGCGGTAAAAAGCATATCTTCATCGTTGATGTATGGTTCCTTTAGATAAACCTTTTCTCCTATATTGTATCGAGGTTTTATCAGATAATCATCCCCATTGTCATTATAAGGCCTCTCGTTTTCGTCCATGCCCCTGAAATACAGTATTTCTCCATTCTTTGATACGGCCTGTATTCCATGTAGCCCTTTTGGCGCTTTAACCAATCGCCGGGTATTTGTCTTGTGGCCTTCTATCGTTAAGATAAAATTCGGCTCTGTAAATAATATTCCTTTCATTGTAGTTATATTTTATAGTTCTATCTCCAGTTCTTTCTTCTCAAACAAATAGTAATAATTCTGTAGCTCATGCAGAAATGCAATCTTTCCGTATCCATGAATGAAGAATTTATTTCTATGTTCCTCTACCTTTACATTCTTCCAATACTCTATAGTCCATTTTACTTCCATTCGTCTTTTAAAACATGAAATGTCGGACCATATTTATTTCTTGCTTTAAGGAATGAAGGACTTTTTGACAGCAGATCCTCTGTTAATGGAATAGGCTCAAAATCTTCACATGGCAACATCCAGCTTCCTCCTTCGTGCTCTACAGTCACAAATTTTTCGCTTATCGCTTTTACAGAGAGAAGAAACGCTCCATTTTCGTTTGAGTGTTTTATCCAATTCCCTATTCTTAATTCGTTTGATTTAATCATCTTATTTTCAGTTTTATTTTCGATTTATTTATTTTTAGCAACTATTCGGGATTTCCGAATAGTTCAAGCTGGAATTTTATAGCATCTCGATTGGGCGCCATTCAGGAACGTTTTCAATACCAACAATTTTATTGGTTTCGTTGAGTGTAAACGTCAATCTTCCGTCATCCATTAATGACAGCCAAGCCGTATTATACCTGTATGTTCCGTCTGATAATGTTCTCTTAATCAAAACTACGCTGTAATAGTCCGGCAACTCCTCCTCTACGCTTATCCAATCCTGAGCAGCCTTAAAGCCATTCTCGAACGCTGTTTCCAAATCCAGCCTTCCGATCAGATTACTATCGAAACCGGAGGCGTATTCTTTTGCTTGTTGGTTTATTGATTTCATGTTTCGTTAATCTTTTAACACATCCAATTTATCCTTCATAAAGTCTATGAGATTTTGAGCTTCCTTCTTGCATAGCCTAACACCGAAAATCAAGTGAAAGTCCTGAATCGTAATCTCTAATTTGTTTCCTTTCCCTACTTTTACCCTGAACTCTTTATCAGAATCAAAATCGTATTTTTCAAACGCTCTCATTTTTCGTTAATCTCAATTAATTTTTCTTTTACCACAAATTCTACCAAAAGCCTACGTTTATTAGTACTTAGCTTGCTTTTCTTTTCTTGAATAAGATTATATTCTGTTATAATATTTTGAACATTACTTAGGCCAGCATCTCTCATCCATAGAGGTACTTGATGCCATGCTAAACTTTTTTTCGGTTTGTTTTGTATAGCAATAACCTGCGATTGTTTATTGCGCGCTAACAATAATTCTTCTATTCCAACATCTTCCCCAACTCCTACTATTCCTATATTCATGCTTGGCTGTTGTTTCTTTGATAGCATAGCCAAATGAATCTCTGAGTCTAAAACTAATCCTCCATTGAGGACATGCTCTATTGATACATCTGATAGCATTAATAACTGATCCAACGTAGGTCTTCTCCACTTCGATACACGAATATAATCCGGTACGCTTCTGAAAGATTTTGTATGTTGCATAAAATCACCGCACTCACACCTTATCATAAAAGGTGTTACGCCTTTATCTTCATACAAGGTGATTTGTTGATGCCCGCATTTCTCACATTCGTATAAATCATATACTCCACGCCCATCATAGATTTTGGCATCTTCAATGGTAGATAGCATTTCTTCATATCTATTTGTTATATTTTCATTTTTCATCTTTTGTTATTTTTATTCATCCCAGCGCCTTAAACAACGCTTCGTTACTCGTTTTAAAACTCCCTGACTCGTGGTTTAGGTAATCAATCCTGATATACCCATCAACCGTAATTTTAATTTGATATCCGCACATGATGTTTGTTTTTTCAGTTATAATAAATCCGACTTCTTAACCCTAAACACTTCCCCTTCAACCTCTTTTGTTTTAAAGTCCGAGAAATCCGCTTCGCCCTTCATTACAAGCCTGCATACTTCTCCGTAGGTGTACAGTTTAGCTCGCCTGTCGAACCGAATAATATCGGAAACATTCAGCTCTTTGTAGGCAAAATTGTCGATAGTATGATTGACAGCATCTCTTAGCCTTTCCGGGGAAAAATTGTTTTTCAATACCCTTTCGGCAAGAAGATTAAAAAACTCCTGGCTTTGCTTTGGAAATGCAGTTCGTAGGCGAGCCATCTCGACGGCAATCTCATTCGGCTTTAACTCTCCAGCTCCATAAAGGCTGATCTCGCATCCGTTATCAGTCCGGAGTAAGCCCCCTGGCGATTCCTTCTGCAACGTTCCGGAAGAACTCTTCGTTAACTCCGGTAGAATTGTTGATAGTTTTTTTACCTCCATTTGCTTTTGATTTCGCGTTTGATACAATCTCGTTGAATTTTGAATTGATATTTGGAACGCTGAAGTTTTCAAACATCCATCCTTCTGTAATAGACCCTAAGAGAGCTTTAAGAGCAAATAATACTCCTTCGTCTGTCAGGTCAAGCCCTTTTTCTTTTCGCTGGTGTTTCAGCTTGTTTAGGATAGACGACATTCCGCCTGCGTCTTTTGCGGACCAGTAGTAATCGCTTTGGAAAACATCTCTGTAATGATCCTCGAATACCTCCCTGGCCTGCTTATTAAGAGGCGATGCCGGTTTTTGGGGCTTTCTTGGATTAGCAGTATCCGGCATCTTCCCCTCAAGTTCCTTTATCTGATTGTCCTTTTCCTGCAGTTTTTTTTCTAACTCAATCAATTTGGATTCTATTTTCTCAAACCCCTTGGGGGGTGTGGGGGGTATATTATTATTCTTAGTCTTAGTCTTTATATTATATGCTCCTGGTTTAGCTCCCGAGTTAGGTGGCAGTTTAGCTCCCGAGTTAGCACCCGAGTTAGCTATCAATATTTGATACCTACTTTTATTTCCGTACTTCTTTCCGCCTAATTCAACTGATATTAATCCTGATTTGATAAGTTTCTTTTGGGAGTTTTTAAACGTGTTTATTGACACACCTACTAAGCCAGCCAATCTGGAATCGGTATTTTCAAATTCCGCTGCACTGTTGGAAGTTGTTTTGGTGTTATCATCCCAGCCTACCGTGTTCGCTATCTTTAACAATAAAAAGTATAGCCTCGTATCCGTGCCGTCAAATTGCCAAACCTCGTCTACTTTCCAAAAATTATTAATCAAATTAAGATAACTCATATCAGCTTTACAAACTTTCCATTAATCGTATTACCTACCTCTATCTTACCCTCAAGATAGAGCCTGTTTAACTCACTCTTTACATCTATATCCTCGCAGAGCCTTGATATCTCAAGTAGCGTTGCATGAGTCGGATGTATCTTCCTTTTCTTCTTATCCTCCTCTATCTGGTTGATGATTTCTGTTATGTTCATGTTTTAAGGTATTTGAAGATTTCTCTCCACTGTTTCTATTGCTTTAAATATCTCATAAGCCACCTGAGGTACTATGGCGTTTCCGTACCCTTTGACTGATTCGCTTCTCCATTTAGAAAAGGTAATACCGTCCAATGAGTCGGAAAACCCATCATTTCCGCCAAGTACAGGGGATTGAGTTGGAAATTCGCTCCATCCTGGCATTTGGAATATTCCGGACGTTTTGAGCTGTGGAATTTCGCTTGTACAAAATCCGCCATCGTTACCATTGAATTTGTAGGCGTCGGCAACAATCCCAGAGTTGCCAAATCGTTCAGTCCAATAGTCCAACCTTGATTTATCTTTCTCTCTATTCTCGGAGATACCTTCCTGTGTCCGTTCTTGTAATTGCTCGCTTCCGGAGTGGGTAGTAATCCTTTTTTCGCCAGTTCGTTCAAGGATGCTCCGAACCCGTTCCCGTTTTTCTTGTTCGCCTTGACCTTTTCTCTTCTTTTGTCCAGCTTTTCTAAATCTACGTCTCCCGGCATCATTGCGGTCGGAGTGGGCAATAATGAAGCATCTGTATCTTTGGTGGGGCGCTCCGACGCTGCAAGCTGGAATAATATACGGTTGGACTTGATATCCTTCTCGCTCAAGATCTCTACAGATAACACCAAGGGTGTATTCTTGTTCGAGTATCGTTTCCGTGTCAGGCGCTTCAAATAAAGAGGCTTGACTTTCCACTTGAGTCTCCGTACCGGGCTGTACCATGCTGGCGATTCCATCAACGTTTTCGCCAATAAACCAAGGCGGTCGGATTTCTCGCACATCCTTATACACCCACGGCCAGAGGTAACGGTAATCATTCGCTCCTTTTCGCTTTCCTGCGTTACTGAATGGTTGGCATGGGAATCCGGCCGTAAGTATATCAATCCGGTATCGCCATTCTCGAAAAGATTGTTTTGTAATGTCTCCATATCCTATACTTTTAGGGAACCAAAATTTTAATACCTCTCTACAGAAATCATCATTTTCGCACCAGAAAGCATTTTCCCAGTTCATCCATAAGGCTGCTAATTCAGCTGCTCCAAATCCTGTACATAAAGAGGCGTGCGTCATATAACTTCTTGTTATTTTTAAATAATCTCACTTTCTAATCTTCATCCGTCTAAACTTATACACCAGCATACCCGCATCCCTTTCATCTTGGTTTATCCGTCCTTCTACTTTAGTGATTAACCGGAAGGTCTTAGCGTCAATACTCTTAGTCCCTAAAGGTTTCACGAGCTCATAAGGGATATTTAGGCGCTCACACATCTCAACCAGCTTACGCCCTGTCTCGTGGTTCGCTCCTACATTCTTGGCTATCCTTTCCCCGGCACTCTTTGACTGGAGATACTTTCCGTGAAAGTTTGACTTCTTATTAAGCCATCCAGCTTCAATACGCACAAGGAGTATACAGCCTTGTAATTCGGAAAGCCTATCAAATACCTCGAAGAAAGTAAGGCTCTCAACTTCCAGCTTTTCAGTTTCAACATCGAAGGATGCGAACCCGGATTTAATCGTATCCGGGTCTATGCCGATCAGCAAGCCCATCAGTCAGGTAGTTTGTAGTCTTTGTTTATACCTTCAATCTCTTTCCGTTTGATAGAAACCGGCTCCCCAGTATCTTCATCGTGGAACTCTTCTGTCCAGACACGGGTAAGTACGGCCTTCTGCTCTTCAAGCTGGGAGAACAGCTTTTCTACTCTTCTTTCTCCAATCTGTAATTTCGCCATGAGGAAACGAGGTGAAGCGTTATCATGTTTTTGTACCAGTTTGACGGCTTCACAGAATAGCGGATCCATTTCCGGGAATAGTTCTGTTTGGATAGGTTTTTCTTCCCCTTCTTTCGGAACGTATGGGTAAACATCCATAATCAGCGTCTCTTTAATCTCTACCAGTTCCCAGTCGGCAAGAGTACCCTCCATTCCTTTTTCGATTACTTCCATAGCTTCACGAATCGTAGAGGCCTGCGCTAACACCTTGATAGGTTTCTTCTTTTCCTGGTAAGAGTTTTCATCCAAAAGGATAAGGTTTACCTTTCCTGAATACCAGCGGTCGCCAGATTCATTAAAGAATATTTCTGATATCCGTGGTTGTTTGATATCAATAATCTCAAACTCTCCAAAGGGCGTTAATTCCTTGTTGGTACGCGCTTCTGCTTCCGTGTAATTTATGGCATCAAAGAGGTATACTTCTGTAACCTTACTCTGCATACCATTTTCGAGCGTCCTCTCAAAACTTGCTTTTACTTCAAAATACTTCATAGGATTTATGTTTTATATGGTTTTATATTTCTTCTTCCAGTTCATCAAACAGGGTGGGGATATATTCCTCCGCAAATCTCTCTTTCACGTTTTGCATGTTTTTTACCGTCTGTTTGAAATAGCTTGTTTTAAGTTCTATTCCAATAGCTTTGCGTCCAAGTGATACAGGGCTGTAAACCTCGCTACCTACTCCCATGAATGGAGTGAACACCGTTTCTCCTTTGTTGGAATACAACTCTACCAGACGGTCTATAACGTCCAGTTGTAGAGGGTGTACGTGCTTTTCATCATCTTCCTCTTTGCTTTTCTTATACGGAAGCACATTGTCTATTCTGATATCATCCCAGACAGATGATGCGTAGCGCTGCCAGATAATATGACTCAGTTTGTTTGTCTTTGGATCTTCCCAATCTTTATATTTCCGCTGTAATGCCTCAAAATTTCCATACTTTTTCTCCATATCCGGCAGCATGGGTGTTGCTCCGGCATAATAGGATAATCCTTTCGGGTGTACTACCGGTATTTCGTTTATCCCTTTTTTCTTGAAAATAAGTATGTAGTCCGGCATTGCGGTAAAGCATTCGGTAGAATCTTCTACTATAAGTTTGTGCATCAGAGACCGGACCATTGTTCTCATGCGGACCTTTAGGGGTTCTTTCCATATCGTTATGCGGTTCTTATAGTAAAATCCGTGCTTCTCGTACAACTTTATGATCTCATGTGGAAAATCCCAGTTGCTGCCGTTCTGATTCACTATTTCCTCGCAATGAACCGCCGATATTCTTCCCGGTTTCGTTATCCGTGAAATCTCTTTTATGAGAAATTCGTATTGTTCAAGGAATTGTTCCTTTGTCTCACAATTAGAGAAGTCGTTTGGGGAGCTGGAATAATTGTATAACCCAGCAAAAGGAGGGCTGTAAACGGATAAGTCTATACTATGTGCCGGTAATCCGGAAGTGACATACATACAATCACTTTCGTATATCGCATAGTCTTCTGTTATGATCTGATCTTTTGTCATGCTGTTAAAAATTTAGGAAGTATTATTTCTTTATTAAATTCTTTCGAGTGGATGTGAAAATTTCGGTGTACGTTATCATTTAGCTTTGTGAATAGTTGGTTTGCTTTTTCTGCTTTAGCCAGAAGAGAATCCAATACACGTTTTTGGCCATCTGAATAAACCAGGTCTGCAAATACCGGTCGCTTTTGTCCAAATCTCCAGAAGCGGCGTATAGCTTGGTAGTATTGCTCGTATGAGAATGTAGGAAAATATACCGTATGGTTACAGTGTTGCCAGTTTAGTCCAAAGGCTGTCATAGAGGCCTTTGTTATCAGTTTCTTTATTTCGCCTTTTGAAAACGCTATTAGTATTTCTTCTTTTTCGTCAATAGACATGCTGCCTTTTACCTGGTGGGCGTCTTTATCTATCTGCTGTAGTAAATCTCCTTCAGGATTAAGATTGCACCAATAGACAGATGATTCATGAAGGGATGCTAATTCTACCGCCTTTTCGCACCGTTTACGGATTGTTATCTTTTGCTCCTGTCGAACTTCTGTTTGCGTTCTCGCTATTATTGGGAATAGCGCCATTTGGCCATTGATTATTAGATTTTCTTCGTTCTCAACCGGGATGTAATTCGTTATAAGTTCCGGAAGTATATGTTTATCATCACTAAATCCAAGGTCGGACGGCTTTCGCATAGATATACTCCAGCTATTTACCCAATCAAAGAAATCATTTTCAGCATGCGATTTTAGTATCCACTTCGTGCCAATATTCTGCGGCCTTATTGTGTCTTCATTGTTATGGAAAAACCTTGTCAGCATATCGGTATATCCCATATATCCCAATGCTTCCGAACTTGTTCCCAATTCTATAAAGTCGTTAGGGGATGGGGTGGCTGTGAATAAAAAGCGGTACTTTACTTTCTTTATAAACGAATTAATGAGATTCTTTATCTTTCCTTGGAAGTTTTTCAATATGGAGCTTTCATCCAGTATCACACAATCAAAATCTGAAGGATTAAACTTGCTTAGACGCTCATAATTGGTTATAACTATCTTTGTATTAAACTTTCCGTCCTTGGAATACATAATATCATCTATTCCGAATTTCACTGATTCTGTTAGGAACTGGAAAGCAACCGCAAGAGGGGTTATAATAAGAACCGGACGGTTTGTTGTGATAGCGTAATTGTAAGCCGTAACAAGTTCTATAATCGTCTTTCCAAGTCCAGTATCAATAAAATCTGCACAACGCCCTTTGAGTATTGAAAACTCAGCAATATGACGCTGAAAGTCAAACATACAGTCAGGAAGGAATGAAGGGAATATTCCATGATTTCCTTCCAAATGTTTCTTGTTCTCAATGAATAAATTATAGTTTTCCATATCTTAAATAAAGTGCTTATAGTATTCCTCAAATTCTTTCCAGTATAAATCGCCTGGATCGGGTAGTTTTATTCCAAACTCTGTCAGAGCATCTGCCTGAACTTTGTCGAGAAAGTCTTTCATTCCAAGCGTGCTTAGCTTGCTTGTTCCGGAAGTGATAGTCTGTTCGATACCGTTTATGACTGTTTTCCTTGACAGGAATTTCATGCAGTAGTAATCATGCACATCTTCTTTCGGAGTCTCGGTTTCTTTCTCGATGCAAGCATAACGTAGCCACATTAGCCTGTTTTGATCCAGTGTTCGCTTTTTGACAATCCTTGATATTGTAAGTGAATACTCGCCGTTTGAGAGCATGCTCAACATGCTTTCCAAGCGTTCAGCCGCAATCTCCTTATTCAGTAAGATTCCGTTTTGTTTTACTATCTTGATTGTCTTAGCCATATACTTTGTTTTAAAATGCCGGTCTTTCCCGGCCGTCAGGAGTAAACTCATCATACAGATTCTGCAATTACTAAACCCTCGTGTGTCTTTCCACTGTCACAGTCTATGTACCGATACTGTCCGGCAAATTGCGTCTTATATGCCTATTGTTTACCCCGTTTCTCTCTATCTATAGGGGTTTGTGTGGGAGACAGGACTCGAACCTGTACGTTGAGATATTCGGGTTTCTTTGCACGTGTCATTGAGGTTGCGCGTCTCATTAATACCTCACACTTCGTGTATAACTCAACACCCCGTGTCTACCAATTCCACCACTCCCGCAGTTGGGGTGTTATACCCCGAACTTTACTTTTATCACATTAATGATTGCCTTATATTCTTTTCCGTACTGATTGTCTCCATGAGTGGATTCAACTTGTTTCTCAAATTCCTCCAGTGTGCCAGAAAAACACCCACATCGAACTTTCAACTTGTTCTCTTTTTCACGAAAAACTGTTGTTGTTCGGCCAGCGGACCCGAAAGATTGAAAACAACAGTAATCCGCATTGCCGTATACCTCCGCATTGCCGTATACCTTCGCATCGCCGTATACCTCCGCATTGCCGTATACCTTCGCATTGCCGGATACCTCCGCATTGCCGGATACCCACGCATTGCCGGATACCCACGCATTGCCGGATAGGTTGTCTTCTTTTTCCACCCACCCTCCGAGATCCCCAACCTCGATTTCTCTTACTTTTCTGGTACACTTTATTCGGAATACTTTAACGCCAAATACGTTCACCTTAAATTCGTCTGTCAGACAAAAATGTTTTTCTTTATTTTCCATGATGTTTATTTGATTATATGCTCCTTGAATCTTTTCGGGATATTTGTTACAGTTCTTTATGCTTTGCTAATTGATAATTCTTCTTTTCTTCCTTATCCATATCGCTATAGCAATCCTTACAGACTACTGGATATCCATGTTCTTCTTTGAAATACACACAGCATAACTGACAGCAACGTCCTTTTATAATATCTTTAGCTATTTGTCCCATCTTTGTGTTTGTTGAATATTTTAGAATGGTAAATCACTACCTGTCTCTTTTGTATTGTCCGCGTATGGACTTCCAGATACATACGGATCATCTGTGTTGTCTTTTACGTAAGGCTCTTTAATCGACACATTAAATCCTTTCACCTTGTCACTCTTTGGAATCCAGAGGGCGGCCTCCCATTCTTTACCATCAGGCGTTTTTACCTTTCCCCTGCAATAAGGTTGTATGCCTCCTGCTTCGTATTTGTCATTCTTGAACAGTGTTCCCTGTCCGGGTTTAATTTCGTATGCCATATTCTTAGTTTTTGAAATAATCTTTTATATGCTGAAAGAAAGCTGCCCTTTCCTTTATTTTCTCTATTACTTCGCTATCCCTTTTGATTCTGAATTTTATTACTTCATCTGGAAGAATGATTCTTTTTTTGTTTTCTTCATCATCGTATGTCTGTACTTCCAGATAGGCAAGGTTCGCCTCTTCAAGTCCTGTTACATAAAGCTGATGCTGAACCTGTTCATAATTCTGTTTGTATTTGCTTACTTTTTTAAGAAATGATACATATTCGTCATACTCTGAATCTTTATAGTCCTGCATAATCAGAAAGTCAGTACAAAAGCAAGTTTTCAGTTCGTCAAAATCCACCACCTTGCCACTCTCAATCTTCGCAAAATCCAGTGTAGCCAAAAGCACACTCATTTCTTCAGAAGAAACTTTATATTGCGGGTAATAGCCATCTGGAAGCATTTGGAAGTACTTCTCTTCCAGGATAGCGCCCGTCCGAAGGGCGTCTATTGGAGAGTTAAAGGAATTGTAATAAGGTATTTCGTCGCTGAAAAACTTCCGGCAAAAGTTTTGAAACCCTTTCGTGTGCTTCCCTTTCAGAATATCCTTTATATCTCCACTTCCTATATACATACTTTTCATAACACACCTTTTTGATGGAATCCATTATAGACTGTATTCACCTGTGATTCGCTAAGCTCATTCAGTTCTCCAACGTTGAAGCGTTTTAACACCTGATGCAGGGTGTCTATATTTTTAAACAAGTAGTTTGTAATCACTACGCGCCTCTCTGATGGCTTTATTGCGGTCTTTTCTTCGTTGCTTGGCTGATTGTCTGCATCTTCTCCGGTCGCTATCTTGTAAGCGTTCAGAAGGGCGTATTTACGCGCATAGGTAGAAGCCTTCCCGAAGCCTTTATCTCCAGAATCCAGGCCGTGTCCGAATGATTCTATGTTTATTTGTATTTCCGGGTTATCCAGGTCTACAAACAGTGTGGTCAATTTGATTACAAAAGAATATTTGATACTTTCGTAGCCGTCTTTTGATACCGATCTGATAGTTTCTTGTGATATCAGTTCCTGTTTTTGAGGGATAGACATTAAACGATGCCGGCTTTCCGCTTCTTTTACCTTTTTCACGACTGATTTGTCTGATACAGCCCGGTAAGAACTCTTTCCCACGCCCACCTCCATATCCTTTCCAATGGTCTTTATGTCGTTAGCGACAGCCTGTATCTTTTCAAAGAGGTTTAACTTTTTTGCTTCCATTTTTACTTGATTTTTTGATTGGTTCTACTATTATCAGTACCTTATTTCCTATAGGCTCTACCGTTACAAGAGATCGCTCTTTAGGCTTTAGATTCCTTAGTATGTTTCTTATGCTTACCATACCTTTTCCCTGTAAGAAACTATTGCTAGGATAATCGACATGAAGCACATAAAGGCGTGAATCGGATTATAGAGTGATCCTATTAGGAAGATTATAGCCATAAGGGAAAAGGTCGCCGTAATGGCTATGTGCGTGCATGTCATAAAACGCAGCTTCCAGAGTTTATAGGGGCGTATTGTTTTCATACGTGCGTGTTTTAAGATGCTTTCTTTGTTAATCTGTAGCAAGCAAGTGTATTACATAGCTTTTCAATCATACTGTCATTTACTGTATCATCGAAATAGTCTATGTTTTCAAGGTATATTGCTTTTTCGCAATTCGGATCAATAACAGCAACCATAAGGACGTCTTCCTTTGTTACGATGTTAGTAGACAGCCCTAATCCTATGGCTACGAGCTGCAACTCTTGTACTTTTTTCAGATATTTAGTTTTCATGGATTATAGATTGTATTCATGTTCTACTATGGCATATCTCATAGCCTCTTCTCTCGTATCGACATTGTACGTAAGACACACAATGCTCTCAGGGGCGGATGTGATAAAAGCTATCTCTTCGCTTAGATCGCTTTCGGCTTCTCTTTGCTTGAGAGCTTTTAGGGCTTCCGATCCCTCGTCTTCCTGGTCGAAACGGGTGAATATTTGGGATAAGGTTGTCATGCGAGATTTACTTTGATTGATTCTAGGTAGTTAATTATCGTTTCCTCTTTAAATAAGGCAACCGTTCCTCTTTTATAGTCGTAAGCCAGATCACCCCGCAGTATTATCCTATCTATCTCGGATCGGCTGCATTTGATAATGCGGCAAACCTCTTTCTTTGTATATAGCACCGGGAGTTCCATATCGCTTATTTAATCCGGGTTACTTTCATTTCATCAATAAGTCCTACTTCGGTAGGCTTAAACAAATACCCTTCTTGGTTTAAGTATCTGGCTATTGACCTGATATTGTTTGCCTTAATATCCTTCGTTTTGAAAATTACAGACTCTCCAGGCTTGATATTCAGTAGAGTTCCCTTTACATCAACTTTTGTTATCAATTTTGCTTTTGTTGCCATAGTTTTATTATATTTACATTTTGTATTTTGTTTATGAAAAACAACGTTTGTTGCGATTATCATAATGCAAATATACAAACTGTTTGTGTTTATACAAACTATTTGCTAACTGTATTTTGATTTTCGTGTTATTTATACTTATTCTAAATAATAAATCGTATATATGATTTTAAATCAATTGATTATGGGAAATGTTGAGTCTTTATTCAAAGAAGAAGATATTCAGGTCTTAGACTATATACTTGATAGGTTGAAAGATAATAAGACCGTAGAGGCTGACGATCTTATTTCGGGAGGTATGCTTCCTAAAACAATAAAGCTGAGTGAGGCGTATAAGGAACTTGAAAGACACGCGCCTGCGATCATAAAATATTGCGGTCTATACCATAAATTCAATGTTGCTGGCGGTCATTTCTATAGCGACGAAAGGACGGTTTCTTTTTGGGATAACGGAGGATTTGAGATTGAATACAAAAGATCAAAAGAAAGAAGGGAAAAGGACGAAGAAAGAGAAAGCCTGAAAATGGAGATTGACAGGCTTACGAAGCTGAATTTGGAAAAAGATAATGAAGCAAAGGATTATCAGAAGATGATAAGGTATCAAAAATCTATAATAAGGTATCGTGACCTCATTATAGCCGTATTGTTTATAATAAGCCTTGTTCTTTCAATCTTTCTGTTCTTTTGGAAATAATTCGTCTATGCTGTTAAACATTATGACTCGCGAGTCATCAGCGCATGAATTGTTTCCATTGCGTAGCGCGTGTTCATTAACATTTCCTATAATCAAATTATTGGACAGCATATATTCCCCAAGATAAAGGCAGATATCTCTCGCTAAATCCCTTTTGGATAGATCATTTTCGTTGACAGCGAGAGCTATTAAGATAATCTCTTCCGGCTGCGGGATTGCTTTGTTTCCATCACGATAAGGTAGTTTTAACATGATTGTAAATTTAAAATGTGATTAATATATGACAATATTCAAAAAACATCATTCATCTGGAGAGTCTCGTTGCAGTTTAGATAAACATTCGCAAAGAGATAAATACAATGCATCCTTTGTTTTAGAGATAAACTTTTCAGCGTCCTGTTCAATTAATTCTTTTACGCGTTTCTTTATATGTGGAGATATTTTAAAATTAGGATCAGGTTTAACAAATCCCTCCCCCTTTATAAAATTGTATATTTGAATGGCTTCATTAGTTATGCCAATGGGCTCGCTTGGATGTATGCTTGCGTACTTTACGCATCGCTCCCTGAGCCTACGCTCCCTGTGCAGATTTATTTTTTTGATTAGTGATTTCATAACAAAAATTTAATATTAATATGTATGGAAAATGAACTATTATTAAAACAATTTCGCGAGTTTTGCGAATCCATTAAAACTCTTTCTGATTCAAACTCTGATAGCATAAAAGGGCTAATAGAGCATTTTGAGAACAAAAGGACAGATTCGTTCATCATAAAAGAAAAGATCGTTCCAGAAATCAATAGGCTCATATCTGAATACGATGGTGATAACTCCTGGCTGAAAGACGAATTGCTTAAAATAGAACGGGAGGTATTCTTTGGATCATGACTTATCTCCTGCCTCTAATTCGCCTTTAAGTAATTGAATACTCAACTGGTTTATTTCCTCTATGGCGCTTATCAAATTTTTGCAGCACTCTGATGCTTTCTCCAGCCTGCTGTCATAATAATTTAAATTATTGATAAATTCCTGGGAAATGTAATTTTTGTTTTCTGATTGTCCCATAACATAATATATAAAGAAAGCCAGCCATACGTATAGGGGCGTACAACCGGCTTTCAGATTAAAAATATAATATTACAAGTACTAACAATGTCGTGCGCCCTATCGCATCGCAAATATACAAACTATTTACAAACCATGCAGCCATACGAAAGAATTATTAAAGTAATGGATTATTTCGGATTGAACAAAAACAGCTTTAGCGAAGCTATCGGAATATCAAACAACGTTACTATTGGAAGGATTATTAACGAAAAAAGGAGTCCGAGCAGGTCGACTTTGGAGAAAATCGTTAAAAGATTCCCTGAAATAAGTTATGATTGGCTTCTAACAGGGAAAGACCCTATGTTAAAAAGCTCATCACAGTCCAGCGAAAATCTTCTTACGCCAGTCAAGCCTGCGAAAGTTATACCGCTTTATGATGATGCAATGACTATTGGTGGAGCAAACGACTATGTGGCTGAAACGGGATCCGCTTACGCTCCTACTGAGTACATAGATGCTGGAGATTGGTTTAGAGATGCTACATCTGCTATTAGGCATTATGGAGACAGCATGATCGAATATCCTCCGGGGTGTATTCTTGCCTTAAAAGAAGTGCAAGATCGTAGACTGATAATACCAGGCAGGGATTACGTAATAGAGACAAGTGAATATCGGGTGACGAAACGTGTTCAGAAAGGAAAGGACACTGAGCATATCGCAGCGTATAGTACAAATATGGAAACATACCCGGACGGAAGACAAATACACGAGCCGTTTGATATTCCATACAAGTCTATAACGCATATATCTTTAGTTCTTGGGTATGTGGTAAAGGCGAATGGCGGAACTATGGTTTATAGTAAAGGGAAGGAGTGATACCTAATTTTAAATACAAAGTACTAAAGTACTAACAATGTCGTGCGCCCTATCGCATCGCAAATATAAGAATTATAATTCTAACATCATGGATACAATAGACAGAATTAAAAAATATATTTCCGAAAAGGGAATATCAGAAAATGACTTTGCCTCTAAACTTGGTATTTTGCAAAGATCGGTGAATTATTATCTCAAAAGAACACAGAAGCCCAGCTTTGAGTTTATTGAAAAAACAATTAGTGTTTTTAATGTTAATCCCAACTGGCTACTAACTGGTGAAGGCGAAATGGAAAAATCCGAAATAAAAGCCGATTACTCGGACTTTAGAAAGAACGGATACACCCCTTACTATTCTGAACTATTAGTTAGTGCTGGGGATTACGATCTGGCTGCGATAGAGCAAAAGGAAGAGCCGAGCAGTTATTTAAAAATCCCTGGTGTTGTGGCTAATTATTGGTTTCCTATAATCGGATGCAGCATGGAGCCTAAGATATTTCCGGGCGATACAATCGGGGCTGTGCTTATGGAGAAATGGGATAGAGTAGAGCCGGATAAAACATATTTGGTGATAACAAGGGATCAGAGAATGGTAAAACATCTTGTAGTAGACGAAGAAAGCACGGACTTCCTTTGGGCTGTTTCGGAGAACTACCCGAAGTTTAAGGTTTACAAAGATGAAATACTAAGGATATTCCGTGTTGTTTGGGCGGGGAGATTGGTTTGATAACTTAATATACTAATTAATATGATGCCAACAGATATTATTATCGCAACTTGGATAGGCTTATCCATAGGGATAGGTATTTTAGGAATAAATAAAGAATGTGGCTTTTGGCTTTCTTTTTTCTGTTCTTTGTTTTTTTCTCCTTTCATTGGTGCTTTATATGTTTTGATTTCAGAAAAAGAGTCGGATATTGATATGAAAAATACAATCTCCCAAATGGCTGACATGTCCATACTGAAGGATGCCAGCGATATGCTTATGGATGACACCATAACGCAAGATGAATTTGATGAGATAAAGGCTAAAATACTTCGCAAGAAAGAGGCGAGAATTATTGATCCTGTGAGGAAAAATTGAATAATTCGGCATTTTATACTGTTTGCATTTTGCCAATCATTTCGCAAATTATTTTGTTTGAGTACTTTTTCCACTATATTTGTATTCGTAAAAGGCATAAAACTAACTTATATCTTTGTTAAAGGCGTGAACATTTCAATCTTTTCTATGTTTTATGAGTATAGGAGGTTGTGATCATGGCTAGGAAAAAGAAAATCGCAATGGACAAAACAAGAGTTACTGGCAAAACTGCCAAGAAGGCGACAACAGAGCGGTATGTGAAGGAAAATTCTTTCTCGGCAGATCAGCTAATTGACGCATGGTCTAAAGGAATACAGCAAGGAAGCGGCATTCCTAACATGTTCAACGAGGCCTTCTCTTTATTAATGAGTTCTACAAGCATAATCGTTGATTTTTATAATAAAAATCTGACAAAAGCAGATTGCTCCTCATTATTCATGAGGGTTCTTCCTTGTAAGGTTAATTTCATAGCGGCAATCAGTAAGGATTTATACTTTGACGACGAAAGGAGCAAGCCCATCTATCTAGCGTCTGCTAAAATAACACAGCAAAATCCCGCAATATCAATATCGTTTATGCCATATACGGATGATAAATCGATTAATATTGCCAGCCTGAATGCTGATGATTATGTCAAAATAATGTAA